AGCGCGCCCGCCGGGATCGTCAAAGGCTCCGTCGTCGCAAATACGATCTCGCCGTCTGCTGTCACGCGGGTTCCCGCCGGGACGACGGTTACAGCGTCCAGCGCAACGGACCGGGTGAATTGAAGGGTCGTTTTCGCCGTTTCCGGCTCCAAGCGGTACGCGTTCTTGAACACTTCCGCGAGGGAATCGAGGTATTCGCCCTCCGCGTACCGCGGCAAGTTCTGTTTTGCGGAAGCGTCAATGTTGACCCGCTCTTGAATGATGATGTCGGCCACCCAAAGAATGAAAAGCCGCACCGGGTCCGCCGGGTACAGGGTCCGCCCGGTGAATTGTTCGTATGACAGGATCAGGGCGTTTACAACGGTTTCCGTGTCCGTGTCCACGAACGAAATTTCAGGATAGTTCTTATTCCGCGTCGTCAAGTATGCTCACCTCCACAACAGGGACCAGCGCCCCCGGCGTGTCCCCCAATTCAAAAGTCACGTTGTCGATCTGCACCCGCGGTTCGTATTCCTCCACCGCGTCCATGACCTCCGCAACCAAAATCGGCTGGGCGGTCTGGATCGGCTTGTCAAGAAACCGCTGTGCAAGCCCCAGCCCCCGGTCCAGAGGAACGGAAAATTTCGGGGTGGAAATGATGACCGCCACGTTCTGCAAAATCTCTTCCGTTGTCGTTTCCGGGGCAAGGTTGATTTTTTCAAGGCTGAACGCCTTGACCGTGTATGCCATCGTTACCCCTCCTATCGCGCCGCGTATGATTTCATTGTCACGCTTGCTTTTGCGACAAGCAGATTTCCCCGGTTGTCGTACTTGTCAAGGGACGTTGACAGCTTTTCGATCACCCATTTGTTGGTTCCATAGGCTTTTACCCCGATGACAAGGCGGTGGACCTCTCCGCGGCGCATAGCTTGAAGCAGTTTCGCCACCTCTTTGATGGGATTTACCCCAAGAAACGCGGAAAAGAACATGGTAAACGTCATGGTTTCCGTGTCCTGCCCGGTAAACTCCAAAAGGGGTTCTTTCAAGTGTCGTTCGTGGGTGGAATACTTCACGCCGCTTTCCCATTTCAGCCCGTCAAAGGTTTTGATCTCTTCCCGCGAAACGGAAAAGGTGATGTCGCCCCAGCTTCCGATCACCGCCATATTAAATCCCCCCGATCACGAACCCGTCGCCGTCGTCCGTCGGAATGTAAATACAAAGCACATAGTCGCCCGGCGACGGCAACCACGGGGAAATCGTCAGATCGTGCTTGTGGGCGGCGAATTCTGCGTACCCGCTCCCGCCGCTCTGCGTTTCCGTCTGTTGCGGAACGTCTTTCGCCGGAATGAACGGCGGGTTTTTCAGCACCTTCAACGCCCCCGAAACAATCGGTTCTTGCCCTTTGTCTGCAAATGTGACGCGGGCGGTTCTGTCCTTCTTGTTGACGGAAGATACGATACCCGTTCGCACCATGTTTTTCAGGATCGTTAAATCGTTCATCAATAGTCCTCCAGCACCCGGCGCAAGGTCAGTTCCGTTTTGTACCCGCTCCGCGAAACGCTGTGCGACGCGGTTTCGATGATATACTTTCCGTCGAATGCGCCGTACCCGGTCACGGTAACGGTAACGCCCGCAACCAGCCCCACGTCCCCGGCAAGGGTGAACGATGCCTTGAATTCCTCTTTGTTCTTCTGCCGCAACCGCTTCATAGCAAGCTGGCGGGCTTCCTCGCGGGACGATACCTTTTCGTTGACCTCCAGCACCTGTGCGCTCTTGTCGGTGTCCCGCGGCGTGTATGTGTATTCAATCGTGGTCCCCGTCGCCGGGTCCGTATAGGACACGTGACAACTTCCATAGGCCGCGTCATGCAGGCTGGTTGAAAACGACCAGCGTTCCACGTTTGCCGCGCCCTTCTTTACGGCGAAAGCCGCGCCCTTTGCTTCGTACTCCGCTTCGTCGAACAGAACGATCATTTTTGCGGTGACTTTCAGGGAAATTCCCGCGGCCTTGCAAAGCCGCTGTAAAAACGTGATGTCCGATTCCTGCATTTGCTCTTTGCGGGTATAGAACGGGTCTGTCGATGATTCAAACATACAGGAAAGGCCGTTTTTCCCGGCGATTTCGTTTGCAATCGCCGACAGCTTGATTTGCTCCCACGCCTTTGTTTTCTTTTGCGTCCGGGCGGTGGACGTGTACGGAATGGAAGTCGCCTTGATGGTTACTTTTGCAGGCGGGCCGCTCCCGTCCACGGTGTCAACCTCAAACGTGCCGCAATCCAGCACCCGGTCTTTCCCGTTCGATTCCCAATTCTTTTGAACGATGACCGCGGACAGTTCCGCGCTCTTTCCGGCGGTGGACGTGTCAAGCCAGCTTCCCAGCCATACGCCCTCCCGGTCGTCCAAGGTGATTTGAAAATCGTCGGTTTTATCCTCTTCGTTGTCCGTATAGGTCGCCGAAAGAAGATATTTGTTCGCGTCCTCTGTGATGTCCGCCCCTTCAAAGGTCAGGCGGACAATGGTTTTTCGTGCGTTCATGCCGTCCCCTTCTTCCAAGGCGGCAACCCTGCCGCAACCTTCGCGTCTGCGTCAGGGATCGTAAGGACGATCCCCGCCGGGAAAATGAAGAGGTGGCGGAACGCCGGGTTTTGCTCCATGATTTTGTCGGTGTATGCTTCGTCGCCCAGCGTTTTATAGGCGATACCGTCCCACATATCCCCGGCAATCGTGGTGTATTTAGTCATAGTTCCGCCGCCTTTCGTCGTCCTCCCGCTGTCTTTGCCGTTCTTCCACTTCGTCCAGCAAGGCTTCGTCGTGCTTCCGCAACAGTTCTTCGATGTCCTGCGCCTGCGCGTCGCTCCCCACGTGGAACACGGGGGCGCTGTTGATGACGACCGACGTTTGTTTCTCTCCTGCCGCTGTTACGGTGGGCGTGTCCGATTCTTCCGGCCTGCCGCCGACGGTGGGGACGCTCTGCCGGACCTTCGCCGCTTCGATTGCCGCTTGAAGCAGGGGCAAAATCGAAATCATGGTTGCGCTTGCTTCCATCAGCTGGCCCGTCTGCGCCGCCGTGTAAACGGTACGGTTCTTCGCGTTGGTGATAAGTTCCGCGCCCGCTTCGCCTGCAATAAAGGTTTCCGGGGTGTTTGCCGAACCTGTCGCCAGCTTCGGAATGGATAGCGGGGTAATGGTCGAAATGCTCACGCCCGGAATTTTGTTCACCACGCCGACAACGGTATTGATCGCGTTGATAAACCCGTTGATTTTGTTTTCTGCGAACGTCAAGATCGCGTTGACAACCGATTTGAACGCGTTCCCGATTGCGTCGCCGATTGCGGTTCCTATCTTGCTGAATTGCTCCTTGATGGTCTGCCAAATCCCGGCGAAAAACGCCGCGACGGGGGCAAATACCGCCTTGATCGCGGCCCACGCTTCCGCGAACCGCTCACCGAACCACGATGCAACCGCGCTGAAAATCTCCGTGATCCTCTGCCATAGCGCGGAGAAAAACCCGCCGACAGATTCCACGATCCCGGAAAATACCGAAATCACGGGCTGAATCACGTTGTCGTTGAACCAGCTTGCCGCGACAGAGAAAAGCGCCGTTACAATTTGCCATAGGGTCGAAAAGATTTCGCCGATCTTCTCCACGATAGGCCCGAAAATCGTTATGATCGGCTGAACAACGGTCGTGTTGAACCATTCTGCCGCCGCCACGAATGGGGCCTTGATCTTCTCCCAAAGCGCGCCGAACCATTCCGCCGCCGCGCCCCATGCGCTCTTGATCGCTTCCCATACGGAAAGGGCAACTTCCTTCACCTTGTCCCAATGCTTCACCACAAGGACAATAACGGCGATAATTGCCGCGATACCCGCGACGATCAGGACCGTTTGTATGGACAATCCGCCGAACACGGTTCCAAGTGCTTTCGTTACCTTCGACGCGTTTTGTGAAATGGTCGTCCATTTCTGCATTGCAAGCCCCGCAAGGCCACCCGCTTCCTCCGCGTCGAACAGAAGTTTTGTGACCTTCAAAATGTCGCCCTTTAGCAGATTGAACCCCAGCTTTGCCGCCGTGGTCCCTACTTTCAGGGCAAGTAAAGCACCCACGATTTTTATAATCGTTGCGGTGACTTCCGGGTTTGCCTGAACCCATTCGTTGACTTTTCCGATAATTTCCGTGATCGACTGGACCGTTCCGCGCAACGACCCGTTGAACAGGTCGCCGATTGTGGTTGCGAGGCCATCCCAAGCGGATTTAGCAAGGGTAATATCGCCGTTCAGGTTGTCAAGGCGGATTTTCGACATTTCTTCCGCCGCCCCCGCCGAACCATAAATGCTTTCTGAAAGCGACTGAAAATCTTCGTCCGACGCGTTTACAATCGTCAGCATACCCGCCATTGCGTTCTTGCCGAAAATGGTTGATGCCGCTTCGATCTGCTGTACCTTCGACAAACCTTCCGTTGTGCTTGAAAGTTCGGAAATGATGTCGTCGTACTCTTTCAAATTTCCGTCAGCGTCCACAAGTTCAACGTCTACCGCACCAATGGAAGAACGGAGATTCTGCATAACTTCCATCAGGCTTTTTACATTGCCTGCGTCGTCCGTCATGGAGATTCCCAAACTGTCCATTGCGCTTTGTACTGCGCTTGTCGGTGCCGCCATTCTTGATAGGGCGGTTTTTAGCGCGTTGCCCGCTTGTGATCCCTTCACGCCGGAATTCGCCATTGTGCCAAGCGCAACCGCCAAATCCTGCGCGGAATAACCAAGCGTTCCCGCCGTCGATGCCACGTATTGAAACGCTTCGCCCAGCCCGCTAACAGTCGTGTTCGAGCTGGTCGCCGCCGCCGCTAATACGTCAACGAACATTCCTGTGTCGTCCGCTGTGTACCCCAGCGCCGTCAATGCGTCGGTCACGATGTCCGAAACCGTCGCCAAATCCTCGCCGGAAGCGGCGGCAAGATTCATCACCCCTGAAAGGCCCGCTGTCATGTCGTCCGCTTCCCAGCCTGCCATAGCCATATATTCAAGGGCTTGTCCGGCTTCCACGGCTGTAAATTGTGTTGTCGCCCCCATTTCTTTCGCAAGGGCGGTCAACTCCTTCATTTCCGTGTCTGTTGCACCTGAAAGGGCTTCAACGGTGGACATCTGCTCTTCCAGATTTGCGGACGGTGTAATGAAAGCCGCGTAAAAAGCGGTCGCCGCTCCCGCCGCAACCGCTGTCGCCTTTGTCAACTCCGTTTTCAGTTCCGAAACCCGCTGTTTGTTCTCTGCAATCGCTGTGTTCAGTTCGGCGTATGACTTTTGCTTTTCTTTCAGCTTGTCATACTCTTTCCCCAGCTTTTCCTGTTCGGTTGTAAGGTCTGCGGTATTGATCCCCGCTTTGTCTAACTCTTCCGACAGGGAAGAAAGGCTTTTTTCCTCTTCCTCGATCTTTGCCGTCGTTTCCGCAATCTGCTTTTCGTTCTTTTCGAGTTTCTGGCGCAAATTCTCCGACGGGGTGGCGGTCGCTTTCATTTCCGCCGCCAGCTTGTCGTGTTCTTCTGTCAGTTCCGCCAGCTTTTTGCGGTTATTTTCAACCGCCGTTCGCTGTTTCTGATAGGAAGTTATATCCCGTTGAACCTTCTGGACGGCTTGTATGGACGTTTTCAGGCTGTTTGTTGTGCTGATTGCAGACTTGAAAGACTGGTTGAAGTTGTCGCCCAGCGCCGCCTTTAGGTTGATTAGAAATTCGTATTCCTTTCTATTCGTCGCCAACCGGATTTCACCCCCTTGACTTTTCGCATTTTTTGTATTTTACTTAATGTGTTAAAGGTCAGAATTCGCGCATATCTCAACAAGAAATGGAGGTCATACTATGTTTGATGAAGTCAGCTATTATGAAGAGGAATCCCCCGGAATTTACCGCCCCGCGCACACGTTTTCTTCCATGTTCAACGCAAACGCCGGGTACGGTCAACTTGAAGTCGAAATGATTACGCTTTCCGAATCCTTTTGCAAGGGTTCCTTGTCCGAATCGGACTTTTTCTTGACCCTCGGTGATTTCTTTTGGGGAATCGGTTCCGGGCGGTGTTCCGCCGCCGCTTACAAACTCGCAAAGAAACGGTCGCCGTTGCCCGAACAGGCCGCGGCGCGGCTGAACGCCATTCAAAAAAGCCCCTTCCGCGACAAAACCTTTGTCATCACCGGGGACCTTTGCAAAATGGGTCGGGCGGAAGCACTTTTTGAAGTACGCAAGCGCGGGGGCCTTACCTCGGACAACCCGGTAAACACAATGGACTATCTTGTTTTGGGCTTTCAGGAATGGTCTGATATGAACGGCGGCGTTGCTTCCCGCAAGGTTCAAAAAGCTTCCGAATTGCAGAAAAAAGGCCGCAAAGTCGAAATCATATCAGAGGACGATTTTTATTCCATGCTGGGAATGATGATCGGATGACAGAACGGGTGGGCGTTTGCTCACCCGTTTTTTGTCCTCTTCCTATCTTCTGCGGCGGCGGCGTTCACCTCCCGAATCCACGCGGTAAACTCTGAATGCGTCATTTCCACCCAAAAGGAAATCGGTGTATAGGTTGCCTGCGCCATGCGGTACGATTCCCG